TGGGCTCTAGCCCTGAGAGTACCGTATATGGGAAGCACCCCGTGTAATCTTGGGCGTGTCTCGGCGTGTCGTTTCAATCCTTACCCCATCCTTTACCCTTGAAATGTATTGGATTAGCTGTAAATATTTTATTCATTGGTTCATTGCAATAAGTGCATAACACTATTGATCGATCGTGCCATCCATGATTGACTTCTTGATTAAGATCGCATCGGCTGCATTTGTAGTCGTAGGCTGGCAAGTTAAGCACTTCCTTATCATGTATGACCCACATCCAGAGCAGCGGTCGATGTCTGCCTCTGTGGGTTCTTTGTCTAAGTGACCGTATTTAAGTTGGAGTAGTGGTAATAGATCACCCAATCGGATTATGCAGGCATAGTCCTCTGCACTCTCACCTTGTCCATTGAGTCTCAGACATGCAAAACCGAGCTCCCCAGAAATCGATGTGCGTGCCTTTAGTTGCTTCATGTACGCCAATGGTTGGAAGCCCGATCTACTCTTGACTTCCGCGTCAAATGGGACATTTACAATATCTTTACCACTACCCCTTCCCACACATGCGCTAGGCCAGACAGTCGATAGGTACTGTGCGACTACACGCTCTGTGCGGAAACCTCTGTGCTTTCTATGCTGTGAAGCCATTAACTAAGTATCCCATCGCAAATGATAAGAACATGGCTAAACCAGTTAAGATTGCTATAAGTGTCTGCTTATCCATTGACTGCATGACACTTTCTGCATTGCCATTGACCTACTGATGGCTGACCATCCTTAATTGTGATGATAGCCATGATGTCTCTAGCTTCTGTTGGCTCATTGCATAATTGACAATTGACTGTTTCTATGAATGGAATGTCATCAAGATCAGTCCATCCACCAAGTCCATCTGCATTATGTATCTCAATGTATCCCATTTTATCCCCTTAGAACATCTGGTCTGCGCTGATTGCTCGCCAGACTATGCATTGATTGCCATTGTGGTTAGATCTAGTAGTGCCTGAATCAACAATCAATTCATCCTGCTCTAAGGTCTTGCGAGTAGGTCGCACTGTGTTTCCATCAAGGTTTAGATTAGATTCAATCTCTTGGTCAGTTGCCCCATCTAATCCTCTACGGATCAGAAACTCATAGACTTCTAAGCGAATAGATCCTGATCTAGGATAGACACGATTAGCTGCATCTCTTGATGTTGATCTAGCATCCTTTGCGATAACAACTTTGTTGTCCATTAGGCTCTCACCTTTTGCTTACCCCATGATCCATCTGGCTTGATTTCATACCAAAGAACATCTTGATCCTTTGGACATCTCGCCATGTCACCGTTAGCGGCTCCAGAGCATTTGAAATGACCCCACGGCTTGCCAGCCTTTGTCTGACCAGTTTTCCAGATCATTGCACCATGTGAACAATGTGGCGTGTCTTTGTCTGCTCCTAGGATCTCTGCAACAGTATTAACTGCATCTTCCATTGTTGCTGGAGCAGGTACTTTCTTGATGTATTCATCCTGCTCACCAAATGGTGTTGTCCAGTAATCTTTTTCTACCTCTGGCTTCTTAGTCTTGACTGCATTGACTTGAGCCATTTCCTCTGCGCTAGGTCGCTTACCTTTAGCTGATAAACCTAGATTGGCTAAAGCTCTACCTATGCTGCTCGTCTCAGCATTGTTAATCCAGAATTGGGCATCGACTCCACGATCCTTGCGAAAGCCATCTGCGTAGCCTGTGGAGTCTGCCATTGTACGGACTGAATCTTTGTAGATGTAGGCCTTAAATATGCAATGGCCTTTTTCCATGTCAATTAGTTCCATCTCTGTGACTATTCTGCCGTCTTTGAATGACTCGTAAAACTGGTGGATTCTGCTATCAACCGTTTCGTATTCTGACAAGTTAAACATACAATTCATCCTCTTCTGTTTTGAGTTCGCAAGCTAATGCGAGATAAGCACAGGCATCGATGTAGGAATCGATGTGGGTTGGGGATTCTTGGATTCTTGAGAGCTTGACCTCGACCATTGCAAGGCAAGCCTGGTAGTCCTCGATTGGGAAATCAAGTAAATTGGTAAGTCTCCGAGCGATCCGATCTTGATTGATTTTTGGATGACCATAGATTCGACCACGATCTTGCATGACATCGGTTGCACTTTGTAAGACCTCTTTGGCTTTCATTCTTGCCAAAATTCTTGGCGATTTACTGCCCTGCCTCGATGGTATCCCTCGCGGAATCCTTTGTTGTAATTACCCTCTGATACATGTGCGTAAATCAATCCCACCAAAATAGGAAACAGTAATAGAGCTGCTCCTATGATCTGATTGTCAGTCATCTTGCTCCTATCGCACTAGCGCCCTCGGCTAGTGACAGGCTTAGTGTTGCACAGCCCTGCGACTATTTGTGTTTAATTTGATAACGAAATGATAACGATTCTGCCTCATCAACTGCATCGTCTATGGTCTTTCGCACAGGGAAGATGTCTCTAACGAGGTCGTCCATAAACCTTGCCATTGACTATAAATGTGCCGTTCTTCTCGATGTAGATAAGATCAACCTGAACATTCTTACCTTTAACATAGATGATAGAAAATGCCTGTTGCCAGTTGAAGACCCCATGGGTGTAACTCGCACGATTGGTTTCCATGATGTGCCCACTTTCGACACCATGCAGGATACGCCCTACGCGGCCTCCAGAGGCCTCTGTGAACGATGATCTCCCAGCCCTGTGTGTGTGACCACTAATTGTGCTCTTACCTCGGCGACGAGCCCCTTCTAAGGCCGATAAGCCCCCTTGTGGCTTTATGGGTGTGTGATCGCCGTGAACCGCTATCCAATTAGGCGCAATAGGCATTTCATCACGCCAAAACTTAATCCCTAATTCATCGAGCTTTAAGAACTTTTCAAATCGAAGCTCTGGCAAAGCGCCCAGTGCTGGAATCTTGCTACTTATTTGATTGTAAAGTCTGTCTGTGTGATTACTACGGATCATGTCCGTCACGCCTAGTTCCCAAAGAATTTCAACTGTCATGTCTCGGTTATCGCCTAAAGTTTGAGCGAACCAATCGGCTCGGCCTTCACTCCAACGGCCTAGCTCTGTCATGTCCATTTCGTCACCGAGGGTAACTGTCTGGTCTGCCTTAAAGGTACGAGCAAAGCGAATCAGGTTATTTGTAACATGCGCATCATGTAGAGGAATTTGCATGTCTGGAATTACCAGAATTTTCTTAATCGTCATCCTCATCTTCGTAATCGCCGAACCTTTCTGGCTCGACTGGAGATGGCAAGATCCATGCTGGATAAGACTGAGGCTCTGTAATCATGAACAAAGCAATAGACTCAGTAAAACCAGCTTTCCTTAAAGATTTATAGAATTCATGCAGGCCAATGCAATAAGCATCAAGCTCTGAGTAGCCTTGATCTTCTAGTGCCTTGCTTGCTTTTCTTGCCATAGGATAATTGTCACTTCTCTAAGAGTCGGATTATGGTTTCGACACGCGCTGATAACGCAGTAACTTCGTCACGCAAAGATGATCCTGAATTTGGTTTAAGTTCGTTTAGGTAGTGCTTTACTAACCAACGCACCGAGCCAATAAATGAACCAATAACGGTCGTGGCAGCAACAGCAAGAGCCGCCATGTCCTGCGCAGTCATTATCGTTTAGGTGAGGCATAACCAAAAACGCCTGATAAAACTGACCACAAGATTGCTCTGTAGTCTGCATCGAAATTAGTTGCTGACCATGCCGCTAGGAATGCTCCTGCTGCAAGGATTGCTGGATTCTTTAGGTTCATAGTTTTCCGCCTAACATAGGTATTTGATAAAATTCACCGCGTAAATCAGCTTCTTTCTTAAAGCTGAAATGAGCATGGTGAGTGTGTTTGTTAGCCCCTGTGTACTTGCGCCACTTCCACCTAAGAATAGGGGAGCAGATTGACCCATTAAAAATAATGTAAGCAATACGCTTTTCGGATCCCTTTTTACAGGCTGTACGAATCTGATCAACAAGATCGGGCATGAGATCAGGTTTGGCTTTGCCTGATAAGTCACGATCGATGTCGATGGCACGAACCCAGCCTTGCTCATCTGGATTATGATCAGACTTACGAGCACCATGTCTGGTATCACCGATCCAACCATCTGATGCCTTGTCACGATCGCTGTACGCATCGTCTATTTGCTCACGAAGTTGTATTGCTGCTCTAGATAGTTTTATCTTCATCTGCTATAACTGGTTCAGGTTGTTTAGCAATAAAACCCAGAGCAATAAGATCATCGGAAGTTAATCCAAGTGCAGCAAGTTTATCCTGTGCTGCTGATTTGTCTGCTTCTGCCTTTTCAATAGCAGCTTGCGCCTCAATGGCTTTAGCCTCTGCATCTAATTCATAAGCAGCCCATTCTGCAATCTTGGCTTCGTATTCCTCAGAGGTTAAATCGACATAGCCTGAGACATCATCTCCGACTTTTAGCGTTGGATACTTTGCTTTTAACTCGGTGATTTTATTAGAGAGCGTAGCCATAGACTGCAACCCTTCCTGTAATTGTTCCTGATGATGGATAAAATGTAAAAGAATCGTAAGCTGTGGCTACATCAAAACGACCACCTACAGCATCACGATAAAAAGAACTTGTGTTATCTAATCTAAAAACTTCTGAAACATGCAAATGTTGTCCTGTACTAAATGGGTCTGAAATGTCTATCTTGCAAAAGAATCGTGTATTGGTATTACTTGCTCCAAAACTCCAATGTGCATCTGTAAAACCATCACCACTTACAGTAGAACCTGTAGCTCCTAACCGTTGAGTACGATAATCAGATGCAGTTGCATCTGTTCCGCTTACCCTTAATCTCATTCTATTGTCTGCGTTTGCGGTTTGACTTGTAACCTCGATAAGAATTACATACTGGTTGTAGGTTGCAGAAAAAGTACCTGTAGGTGCTGAGTACGATGAAACCCCGCTAAAAGTTGTAGCAACAAGTTTAGTCAATCCGCTTCCACCACTGGCGGGTGTAGCCCAAGATGGTAAGCCACCTGCGACTGTAAGAACTTGACCAGTAGTGCCAATACCCAAGCGAGCAGGTGTTGTGCCACTTGATGAGTAGATTGTGTCACCTGTTGTGGTCATAGGATTGACCATGCCAGTTGTGTCTAAGTTAGTCCAAGCTGAGCCTGTGTAATACTGAGTTGCATTAGTATCTTTGAGATAACTAAACATTCCTTCTTGAGGTGATGCGATAGCAGCCGTACGAGCTGTGGCATCTGCAAACACCATTACTGTCTGTGAGTTTAAGTAAGCATTGACATCGGCTGCGGTCAAAACCTCTCCCGATGCAAAGTTCTTAAATCCTAATCCTGCTGCCATTTGTTCTCCTAATATGCCAATACGGATGTGTCAAGGATACCGTATAATGTCGAATCCAAGATGAAGCCATCTAGGATGTTTTCCTGTGTTGTTAGAGTTGTGCGCCATGTATTAGGCGTGATGCTGTGGGCTATGCCTTGACATTGAAGAGTCTTGACAATGGTAGTTCCTGCCACATTCACATTTGTAATCTGCATAGGGTCGAAATAGTCCAAGTCCAGTGCAGCAGTGATTCCTGCCCCATAGCCTAAAGTCACTAGGTCAAGGGTAATAGTTTCAATCCGAAGGGTGGTGTCCTTGCGAGAAGCCACAAAGTTACGAGCAAGATCAAGAGCCTCAGCATCTGTGGTCATAAGCATGTCATTGGCTGTAATGCTATGAAGGAAGAATTTATCGATGGAATCCGCATTAGAAGCAACCTGAGTTGTACCGCCTGTGCGAGTGATAGATGCCTGATTTACAATAGTCTTATCATCTAGGGCAAAAGTTATGCCAGCATAAGGAATAGCTGTAGATCCAGTTGCATTGGAAAAGACTGTAGGTGTCGCTGCTGCCGATGTATAAACAAAATCACGATCCTTAAATACTGCATTGCCAGCCTTGTCAAAGTAAAAGGCTCCCTGCTCTGTAAAGGTTACAGTTTCAATAGCTGTTAAGGCAGTACGAGTAGTTCCTGGATCCGCCTGACATAAGGTATTGCCAGTCATAATTGACCTAGAGCTTACAGGCCAACCAATAGTGTCAAGGATTTTATCGATTCGAGTGCCAGTGGTTTGTCCTGCTGTAGCACCTGTGACGGTAGTCACATTAGAATTAAAGACCAATCTAAAGGCATCAGAGCAGATTAGATCAACATAACCAATTTCTTGATCTGTAGGGTATGTGTAAAGGTATTCTTGAATGTAACCTTTGAAAATTGGATAGACAGTGCCTGCGTATTCTGTCTCAATGATAATTGAGCGTAAAGGTACTAAATTGGGATAGTAAGGGCTGGTTACCGATGTGGGGTTCCACGCGCCCGTTTCGTCAAGAATTCGAACTGTGGCTGTACCTGCAAGATATTTGTCTTGAAATAGGTTTCGTGCTTTGCGTGTATCTATCTTTGTTACTTGATTAGATACATCAATGATAACTTGCCCAGCCTCACCGAGTACACCAAAATCAAGCTGTGAAGTATCTAAGATAAATGGGGTTGCAAAGGATGCTCCACCTGTAAGGTTGATTTTTACAATAGGGGTTGCTGGTAATGCCATTAGTACACCGTACTGTAATTAACTGGAGTACCTGAAGCCTGTTGTGAGTAGAGCCCCTGCGTAATAGCTGCAACTAGATCGCGCTCTGTTGAGACTGAGCCTTGAACAGTCAAATTGACTATTGTGCCACCGTTTCCAGTCATCGAGGCTGGAGTATAGGTTCCACCGATTGATGCTAGTAATCCCTGTTGCTGCTGTTTAAGATTTTCTGCTGTTAAACGCAAGGCAGTTAGAGGATCAGTATTAGGATCAGTTCTTTCTAGCAAATTCTGTTGCTTAGACTTTAAGGCTTCGCCAAACGATAGAACATTGGCAAGCTGTTGTTCTTGAGTCACAGCGACAGGCTTTATATTTGCCAGTTTAGAAAGTTCTAAGGCCATCTGTTTTAATGTGTCAAGCCATGCTGTAAAAGGATTCTGTATGTCGTTAAGACCAATCATGTCGGTTCTAAGTGCTGCTAACTTCTGAGCATTAGCGACCATGCTGTTTGCTAACTTAGCAGCAGCAGTGACATTTCCTTCATTAATTGCAGCTTCTAAATTAAAGATGTCAGTCTTAAGAGCTAGGCGAGTGCGTTCTTCTTCTGTCAGTTTGCCTTGAGCAGCAGCCGCTAATTGGATGCCTTCTTCATCAAATACCTTTTGGCCTTGAGCAAGAACTAAGGATGCCTTGTCTAGGATCTCTTGCTTTTTCTTTTCGGCTGCAATCTTTTGCTGAGTTGATAGCAATTTCTTTTGAGCAGCAAGCTGTGATTTAGTTAATTTATCAGCTTTGTTATCAATAGCAAGAATCTGTTGCTTGGCTTTATGCTCGTTCTTGTTATAGGAAAGTTGCTCTTGTCTTTCTTTACCACGGTTAATGGCTGCATCTAAAGGCAAAAGACCAGTAGTCATGTCCTCTAAAAGCCAACCAAAAAACGGCCCTAGAATAGGATCTCTTGAAAGTTCATCTTTAATGTCTTTAAGCATTAATGAGAATCCAACGCTTGCATTTGAAGTAGCAGTTGCTAAGGATTTCATTTTTTCGGTTAATCCGTCAATTGTTGTATCTTCACTTAATATCTTAAGGGAGTCAATAATTCCAGTACCGATAATAGTCTGGACTTCCCTAGCAGTATTGGCAAGGACTTGCATTTTGCCAGAGTCTGTGTTTCTAAGATTCGCGTTAAAGTCTTTATATGTAGAGTTAAGAACCTTGACCAGAGCAGCAGCTCTTTCTGTCTCAGTTCCCTCTTTAATAGTTTTCTTTGTTACTTCATCTAGGACAAACCCAGTTCTAGTTAAAGATGCAAAGTTACCATTTAAGGCTTGAGCCAAGCCATTAGTCATAGACTTAAAGTCTGAAGCAGATGCAGTAGCACCCTTTTCAGCAGTTACATAATCTAGAATTGCTGGAGTTAAAGTCTTAATTGTGGAAATCTGAAGATCAAATGTCGCCAATTGAGATTGCGTCATCTTGATGTTTCCACCTGTTACAACACCAATGCGCTCTAGGGCATTTGCTTGCTCGTTTAGAACATCAATCTGTGCTTGAGTAGCCCCAGTTGTAACTTTAAGAATATTGGTAAGTCTTTCCTGCTCTGCCTGAGACTCTAATGCAGCCTTAACAGATGCCTTTCCATAAGCTACAACAGCAGCAGTACCAAAAGCTAGACCTAAATTGCCAGCAAGGTTTTTAACACTCTTAGTAAGTTTTTCGGTTGCTGTTTCGGCTTGCTTAAAACCTTTAGCATCTAACTTGGAGCCAATGTTAATATCAATAGACATTAAGCTGCCTTCCTAAAGGTAGTAATTTTTGATCTTTCGATAAAAGCACGCTCGGCTTTGTCAATAGCTTTAATAGCAGCTCCATAGGCCTTGCCTTGATCTTGCGCCCACGCCTTAAGGATTAAGCGACCTTGACCTTTTGTGCTACTTGTCAATGGCCCTAGATTTTCAATAAATTGAGTTCCAGCTCCAGCCCATGTTGAACGGCTTACTTTCTTAGAAGTGCCGCCTGCTTTAGGGCCAACCCACGGCTGTCCTTCGCCATTTTTGGCTCGGCCTGCTGTTTCATAAATTGCACCTGCAACGGATCTGTTGTAAATCGTAGCGTTAGAAGTAAAGCCTGATCTTGTTGCTTTTCCAGCTTTTGTTGTAAATCCTATGCCAGAGCGAATAGTTGATGCGTGGTATTGAGGGAACTTTCCTTCAGAAAATGGTCGTGCAGCCCATCCACGCATAGGGGCATCGGACTCAACAAAACCTCTAGCCTTTTTAGAGATAGGCGAAAGAGCTTTCCTTAATTCTTTATCAAGTTGCTTAGAAAGATCAGGTGCAAAGGCTCTCAAGGCTTTACGCGTTTCTTTAACGCCTTCCACCTTTATTTGCATTTCTGATCTCCTTAGCTTCGTCAGTTAAGCCTTGCATTAAAGCATCCAGCATAACTCTGTCTAACTCTAGTAAATGTTGTGGCGCGATTCCTAACCTTATGCTTAGCCTAGCAATAAAGTAGGTGAACGGAAGATCGCGCTTTAAGCTAAAGGGTCGGAGTCAAGCACCTCAACACTTTTTAGTGTCTCAATGAAGTCCATCCCAAATGGCTTAACAGTCTCACCTGACCTGCGTGTGATTATCCATGACAAATAATAAACATCCTGTTGGCGTTCCATTTCCCTAAAGGCCTTATGAAACCCCATCTTTGTATGCTGTTCAAATTCAAATTCAACAGCAGGTGAGATTTCGCCTTCTAGTACGCTTCCATCTTGCCGAACGATCTTTAGTCTTGCCATGTTTTGCCCCTTTGTTAGTTGTTTAGAATGAACCTGTTGTTGTTACTGCAACTGTTGAGTTACAGTTCCATGTTACAGACTGCATTGAAATATCGCCAACAGCACCGTTGATGTCTGTTAGGTTATTTACCAAACATGACATAGTATAAAGAGGATTTGTGGCTGATACTGCTGCTGACTTATCCTGTAGCAATACAACTGTTACTGTAGTTCCAAATGCTGCCTGAAGTGTTGGAAGTACGCTTGCTGATGCTGTGTCATTCAGGAAGTCAATAGTGATAGAAGATGTCTCTAGGCCTTTTACTGCCTTTGCAGAGCTGTCGCCCATCGCCACGACGGACAATTCGTCGAATGTGCGGTTCAAAGTCACTGATTGGACATGATCCGATAGGTCCACTGTTGCGACTTTGATTCCGACCTTGTTATTTAAGAATACGGCCAATTTTTATTCCTCGTCTTTCTTAGTTAGTGTTGGTTTTGGTGCTGGTGTTGCAACCTGTCCGATCTTGATCAGAAAGGCCTCGTTCTCTTTTTCCCAATCGGACATTTTAACTCCAACTCGTAAGGATTGATACGGACATCTCACAGCTCAGCAGTTCGCCTGATGCAGCGTTGAGAATACTAGGTGCGCTTATTGAGCTTACATTATAGGTCAAAGATGATGCTGCGAGCTTTGCAAACACGCTACAAACAGTATCTTCTATGCCGTTAAGGTTTCCTTCATTGTCAAACAATGGCACTGTCATAATAATCTTAAAGTTAGCCATAGGGCTAATTGTGATGTGCTGATTATTTGTAGGGACAATGTACTCAGCATCTGGGCTTACGATAACTGAATTGGCTAATACGACACTTGGTGGAAAGGCAAAAACTTGGTATTTTGTGTTATCTACTAAAGCAGTAGCTAAAGTAGTCCTAAGAGTTGTAATTGGTACAGGCATTATCCCACCATTGAGCGAGGGTCTAATGCGTGTGCGATCAATCCTCGCACCTTAGCGAGAAGCTGTGCGCTCATTCGGTAAGGGCTTGGCTGGAAATCAACAGCGTTAGAACCTGAGAGTGTAGCGGTTCTTGCTTGCCAGATTTCAACAGATATTTGTAATGCCGCTTGCTGGACTGCTGTATCTTCTGCCCAATCAACATAAGTGGTAGCTGTAACTACTGCAGGTGGGTTAAATGGGTGATTAGCATTATCTGAAGTGTGCGTAGTTGTTACCGTGATTGAGTATTCAGAAACACTTAGAATTGTTTTTGTTCCATTAAATCTAGAACCTGCTTTAGAAACAGTAACTTGTTGCCCTACATAATAAACATCTAAAACTGGTACATCAAAAACTAAAGTTCCAACAGTTCCAACATTGGAATGGGAAACAGCAAAATTGTTATTGGCCCATAGCATAGGAAGGAGTACCGCATCCGCGGCATCTGCAACTTCTTGGAGCGTAGCGTCAGGATACAATGTGCCCACACCAAGTGTGGACCTTAATTCTGCGACTGTCGTGAGTGCCATTGTTATCCTTTCTAAAGACTCTAGGGGCCAGAGGGCTACTGGCCCCTAGAGCGACTTAGTGTGTTACTTATGCAACATTTAGCTTGCGGAAAGCTGCTGGGTAGCGATTAACTACACAAACAAATCCGCTGATGCCGATTTCAAGCTGTCCATTTGCAACGATGTTTGAACGAACCTGTAGTGTGCCTGATTCGTGGAATCGCATTGCGTTTGTTGGATAAACAAGGGCGTGCTTAGCATTTGCATTGTCACCTGTGTAGTTAGCATCAACTACCAAGTTAAGACCTGCAACTGTGCCATTTGTTGATCCTTGTGTGATTAGACCAGCGGCGTTCTGAGATGCTGCTGCTGCGAATAGTGGTCGGTTTGAACCATCTACTGCGCCTAGTAATCCTGCGAAATCAATGCCATCTTCTCCACCTGTTGTTGCAACCAATAGGTTGTTAGGTGTTGCACGCATTACGCCGTAAGCATCTGAAATACCTGCTGCAATTGACTTGTAAATTGTTGATGAAGATGATCCTGCTGCTGCCTCTGCTGCAATCTTTGCTGCATAGTTATCTGTCTTCTGTGCATAGCTTGCTGCCAACTCGCGTAGATAAAGGTCTAGGAAGGATGGGTCAGAGCGCAAAACCAATTCTTCGTCTAGAATTCCTGCACCTGCAAATTTAACAACATTATCTTCTTGAAATGTGACCGCAGTATCTTGTGATGCATACTCTGCACCCTCTGCTGTCAATCCCACTATTGCCTGTGCCCCTAGCTTTGGAGTAAATACTTTCATCCCGTAGGCAGGCAAGGCTGCACGCTCGATGCTATCAATGAACGGGCGTGATGAATCAATGATTCCAATAATGTCTTTAAGGTAAGCTGGTGGAACCATACCTGTATTCTCTGCAACTGTTGCAACCTGTAGAGCTGCGATTAGATCGCGTGCATCTGCATCGCCGCGAGATGCAAGGATTTGTGCCTTAGCATATTGTCCTGCTGTCACATCTGTGTTGATGCGTGGTGTTGTGAAATAACTTGCTGAAACAGTAGGGCGAGCAGCTTCGACAGATGCAGCTTCTACTGATGGTGTTGCTTCGACTGCTGGAGTGGTTTCTTCCACGGCTGTCTCGCTTTCTGTAGTTGGATTTTCTGCAACAGGGATAACTTCCTCTGCTGCGATCTCTAAGATTTCTGCTGATGCAAATGCAGGAACAGTTACTAGAGAAACTTCTTTTAACTTAGCTTGTGATACGACTGTATAGCCATCTTTTGAAGGCTTTGATGCAATAATCTCTGCACCAATACTCAACCCTGTGACTAATCCTTCTTGTGCCATGATCAAAGCATCGGATCCTGCTGTGCTGCGACTTAAACGGAAAACAGCGTAAATTCCATCTGGGCGTGTTTCTGATGAGATCATTTTGCCGATTGGCTTTTGTAAATTATGCTGCGACAATAAACGAATCTTTGAAGGATCTGCAATCTCAATAGAGTTAGCAGCAAATGTGTATTGTCCTAGATTTGTGCTACCGATTTCTCCAGTACCCATAGGTACGATCTTTCCAGAGATTTCGCGGCGTTCTTCTGAACACTCAATTGATGATGCTTCGATATATAGGGTTTCCATTAGTTGCCATTCCCGTTAGGTGATAGGTCTTCCATTTCCATTGCCTGCTCAGTTGTAATTAAACCAAGTGCAAGCATCTTTTCAAGAACAGCCAATCTTTCCAATGGCTCTGTTCTCAAGAATGTGTCGTCTAAACTAAATTTAACATAATGTCCAGAAGTGCTTATATCATCCATGCTAAGCCTTGACTCTATTGCGGAAACATAAGGTTGCAATGTCAAAGCTACTAATTGTTTTCTTTCATCAATTACATTACTGTAGGTCATGCTTGTATTCATTGAAGCACTTACATAATAAGGATCAACTGAGCAAAGTCTGGCGCACTCCGTTGCTAATCCCTGGATTGCATCCTGGTAGGCCATGTCTTTAGGAGAGAAACCAATAGTTTGATATTCAAGAGTAGAAGTTAAATACGCAGTGCTTCCATTATTTTTACGAGCGCGATTCCATGAGGCCAATAATCCAGAAACTTCGTTAGGTGGAAGATCAGCACCTGAGTTCTTTAAGTAACCCGTAGCTGATGGAGTTTCAAGAGCAACACTTGCAGCTCTTTGTGCATCTAGTGCGGCTTTAATTGTAGAACCGCCAACAGCAAGAATACCTTCATCTTTTTGAAATGTGATCAAAGATCCTAGACCTGACATTGGCAAAGGTGCGCCATCTAAAAAATACTGTGTTACAAAACTGTTAGTTGAATCTGTATTAAATGTTACGCGACTGTTAGAAACCCAGTTAGCGTTAGCCATTCGATTGTCTTCTAAATAAGTCTCGGTAATTTGCCAATAACTTACCCCATGCATGAGGAGGCTATCTAAAGTAAAATATAGTGTTTCAAATCGTGGTTGTGACTTAGATGGTTGATGTACCCATCTTGGAGCTGTGATCATTTCTCCAGTTGATTTTTTGTAATACTCAAGTGGGATACTTGCAATAGTGCCACAGATTAAATCGCGGCATCTTTTAATTGAAGGCACTTGTAAAGCCTGTGCGCGAGTCACTTGTACTGGAAAGTAACTTCCATAAGTCAGATAAGCATCTGACATGATTTGTGGAGCTTCTTGAGCTTCCATGATTTCAGACTTACGCGAGAAGATACCCATAGACATAAAGGGTACCATTTGTCAAGTAATTAGACAAACACAAGCGGCGTGTCTAACTATAAATCTGAGGCTTAGGCGCTGGAAGCATTAACTTAGAAACAACCATTGCAATTCCGATAATGGCTGAAATATCGCCTGCTGACTTACGCTTGATGATTCTCCAGGCTGAGTCATTGACTTTAGCTGCGCAATTGTTAAATTGCTGAATTAGCTCTTCTTGACCATTGTGAACTACCCGATGATTGACTAAACCTTCTAAGAGATCACCACAGGCTTTGTAGAACTGCTGGCCTGAGACATCTTCACACATTACGCCACTTTGACTCAATCGATCAGCAATAGTCTGAGTAGCATACTTGTCAAACCCGACAAGTCTCGGTTTGTAGAGATCACAGTAGGATTTTATGCTTGAAGCCATCTTCAGTTCGTCTATTGCCATTTGAGAGCTGTAAGTCTCTAAGATCCCGATGCCAATCCTTCCATCTGGCAAAAGTTGTCCTGCGACCAATGATCCATTGCGCCTTGAAGGACTGACATCGAAACCAAATACAGTATAAGCCCCTGGAGCCATTTCTAAGGTGTTATCCGAGGTTTCTTCTAAGATTCCATGAGGCCACGGACTTTGCAAGCTGTCAATCCATTGACACAGCGTTTCTGTGCGTGTTTGCTCAATTGGGTTAGTTGCAATAGCTTCTTCAATTGATTCTTTAGTAATTGTAAATCCTAATGCTGGATTACTAGGTGCTACAGCCGTTCTCCAGAAAGAATCAGAGCTAATGTCTATCTTGCAATACTGTGGCGCTGAATACTCATAATAGCCATAAGTCTCAGGTGGATAATCTTTTGCTCTCTCGACTAGTCCGTTAAGCACTGAACTAAAATGGTCGCCAGCATTGCTAGTCAGGAAAGTTTGTGCATTTGCTCTAGCTCTAGTTACTGGCACTGCGGCTTTGTACCCGTCTTCAGAGATTTCTCGTATTTCATCGATCCAGAGGAAATCGGCAGTTCTTCCGCGAGGTGATGATGAGTTATCTGAAATGACATCCAGAGTCGCTCCATTGAGTAGTTCTATTCTTTCGCCGCCATTTGCGTATCTAATTGCCTTAGTCATGGATTTAAGCTCTGGGGTTGATTCGATAGTCCAGGCAATCTCTCGAAAGAGCATCAAAGAGGTTGCGCGGTTAGCAGACATGATAATTATCTTCTTTTCGCCACCATAGAACATTCCCCATATAACTCTGACTCTGCCAAGAAAACTTTTGCCATTTTGTCTCGAAATTAAGAGCAAGGCAGTCTTGATTCGATAGTTATTCTTCTTATCGACCATAAGCATCTGATTTAGGACATGCTTCTGATATGGCATAAGCGGATCCATCTTTAGACGATCAATCATGTCTAAAACTTCACTAGCTCTGGATTTACCTTTTAAGACTGGGCTGTGAACCCTCGGTTCGGTTGCCCCTCGTAGTGGTAGTTTCCTTTTGGGTTTTTCTGTCATTGAATCGGATTAGGTCGGATCTTAAAAGGACTGTCCAGCATCGGCTCCGACTGCATCGGGGATATACGGGAAGAAAAGACAGGGGGGGTAGCCACCTGTGCTAAAAAAACGCCTTCTTCTTTGCTCGACTTGCGTAGGTTACAGCTACGGCAAAGCACCTGTAAGTTTTCGAGGTCATGTGTGCCCCCAGACTTACGCGAGATTATATGATCGATCTGTAAGTTGTCATCAGATCCGCAATACCTACAGGTTCTACCATCACGGGCGAACACGCGCTCTTTGTGCGCTCTGTACTTCCTACTGTTGAGTTTATCTAATGCCATCCCTTGTCCTTAAAGTGTTGCCATGCTTTACATGCAGACCCATCATACCTGTGATCTAAGTACTTATGATGCAGCTTGATCTGTTGCATAGGGTTCATGTCTTTAGCAATTGGATTTTTTATCTGAAGTAATCCATAGACATAAGACTTAGTAGGACTAGATAGATTACCAATGGCTTTATGATTCCAAGCCGATTCCTTTGATATAAGTAGTTTGATGCACTTAGCCTCATGCTTACTCATTGTGGCATTTATGTACTTACGAGGATTGTATTTATAGGCATCTATTGAGCCTGTGTTTGCATGCACCATAGGTGCAAACATAGTTATCCCAATAGCGATGGCTACCGAGCGAGCTATCCGCGAGCGGCTCGCTCTGAGCCCCTTATGGGCTCTAGCCCTGAGAGTACCGTATATGGGAAGCACCCCGTGTAATCTTGGGCGTGTCTCGGCGTGTCGTTTCAATCCTTACCCCATCCTTTACCCTTGAAATGTATTGGATTAGCTGTAAATACTTTGTTCATTGGTTCATTACAATAAGTGCATAACAC